CAACACTGTTTGATATACAGTATTTACGTTTATTGCCATTTTTATTTTTTGTTATATAATAGTAAGGCCGCCAAAAGACGGCCCTACACATTATAAATATTACACGTTATGAAAGTTTTTTCTCTATAGATTTATATATCTCTATACCTTCATCAGTTTTAAAGAATGCTGCCATAGCCGAATATGGATTTTCATCAAATGGCACATTCATTATTTTTCTACCTGTTTTGTTCCAAGAAAATGTTCTTTGGTCTTGTGATAATTCAAGTAAACCTACCTCTGTAGCATTAATTGCAACATTTCTAAGCTGTACATTATCATCCTCAGCTAGCTCTAAAAAGAGCTCTGCATTTTCTTTTGCAAATATTAAAAGATCTCTTTTAATTTCTTTAGAGCTCATTGCAGAAACTTTAGATCCAACCTCTACTCTTAAAATAGCTTCTGCTTGGTCTATGTCCATATCGCGCGCTATATTTAAAGCTTCAATAACATGCTCAATAGTTTCTAAATCATCTACTGCTTCTTCAACTGGATTAAACTCAGTATATTTAAAGTCTTTCATAGGATGATAAAGAGAAAGTAATTTTTGCAAATTTTGTTTTTCTTTGGTTACCGTTAAGGTGCCATTTTTAAATATAATATGACCTAACGTAGCTTCACCTGATTGTTCATCAACTAAAGGCGAATTTTGATTAGTAGCATATCTTAATTCTCTTTGTTCATTTTTTTCTTTATCAAACCATAATAATGGATAACGAGTAGTATGACGCGAAGCAATAGTATAAGTTAAAGGAGTTTTTAAGCCTTTAAGTAAATATGTTCTGTCTTTAATTTCCCACTTTGGTTTTGATTGAGTTGAAACTTTTACTGCAGGTTTTGCAGTTTCTTTTGGTTCCATTACTTGAGGCGCAACCTCAATATCTTTTACTGCTTTTGTAGCTTTTTTTGCCATGATATAATAAAATTAAATAGTTAAAAGGTAAAAACTACCCCCGCATTAAAGCGGAGGTAATTAATACCGGGTAAATTATGATGCGGTAAACAATACAAAATTGTTAGCACCTTGTACACATAAACATCTTTCAGACAAGAAGTGAACATCCATAGAGTCAATGTCAGAAGTGAATGCACCNCCAGCAGAGCCAGTAATCCAAGATTTCATTCTTCTATCTTCAGTTTGTGAAGCCCTGTAACGAACGTGTAAGAAAGGTCTACGAATGTTAGATCCTAAAATTTGATCGTATACAGTTGATGTTCCAGCAGGAATAAGAACTCCATCAATTGCTGAAACAGTCATTCCACCTCGAGTAGAAGCATCATTAAGATATTTCCAGTCAGTCTTATAAAAATCATAAGAACCTCTTCTAAATCCTGAAAAACCAAGATTTAAAGCCATTTCTTCAGAGTTTTCAAATAAACCAAAAGCAGTGCCTCCTCCAATACCGGAAGAAATATTTGCTAGCATATCGTCAAAATCTAAAGAAGTTTTTCTATTTAAGAAAAGCATATTTTCTTCGATAGCTCCTTGAGTATCTAGATTTTTAAGAATACTGTCAAATTCGCCAAGACCAGCGGCAGCACTAAAGTTATTTAGTACATTACCTCTAGATTCTATAGCAGCAAAAAGACCTTCAGTTCCGTTGATTTTATCGGCTAATCCAGCAACTCCAGAACCTGCAGCTGTTTTTTCGCCTTCAACCATAGCCATTTCAAGGTAATCTTCAAACCTTAATCTAGTTTCAGATTCAGCTTTTAAATACCATAGATAACCTGACGTTCCATCTTCAGTAGCAACTTCTACCCAACCAATCTGAGCCATATCTGATCCATTGACCACATATTTTTCTTTAATAATAATTGGGGAATTGCTAAATTGAGTAAAAGAAGGTGTTACGCTTCTAATATCAGCATCACCAGTTCCTTTTCTATACTCAGAGCCATATACAAATATTTTAAGAGTAGCAATTGCGCCAGCCCCAAAAGTTGCATTTAAATCAGCTCCTGTATATGTAGCAACAGTAATTGTAGCAAGTACAGCAGAAGTGTCAACACTATTAGTAACTAAAGCTTTTACTTCAGTACCTGTTGCAGGGTCCATAACTACAATAGTTTGATTTTTAGAAATTACATTATCTACAAAGTTAGGGCCAGGAGTTGCATTAAGTACAAAAGTTAAAGTAGTTGCAGTTGCTTTAGTTACATTATTATATGCAATGTGCAATCTATTTTGTTCTGACCAAATTACTTGATCTGAAGTCATAGGCATTTCTGCTCCTACCATACGTAAGAATCCAGAAAGAGTTCGGTTTCCATATCGCTCTACTTCTTGTTCATAGATCTCAGGAAGATATTGTGCAGCGAAATCTGAAAAGTCATCGCCGGCTTTATCTGTAAATTGCAGATAATTAGTAGACAGAACCTGTTGTTTCTGACTAGGTTTAATTGACCCAAACGAGGGTACTACATTTGCCATTTTTTAAATTTTAGTTGTTAAATTTTTTTGTTCTAATTTTAAGTTTTGAAGAATCTAAACCGCTAATAGCTTTTACCTTTAAACCGTTAACAAATACATCTCCAGGGACAGTTTGTCTTGGTTCAGTAGTAATGTTTTTAGTTTTAGCAACTTGTTCTTTAATGGCGTCGGCACGGCCTTGCTCGTAGAAATGTGTTGCCATAGTATCAGCGTTTCGCGCAGCGTAAATTGCTTTATGATAACCAGCAGGATCTTTCATCTGACCGTTTTTGTCTAGGAACGTCCCAACAAAGTCTGTAAGATCTTTTTGGCTTTCTGCTATTGAATTAGGATCTTTAATACCATATCTTACTTTTTTATTTCCTAATTTAAAATCAAAACCTTTGAAATCATTAGAAAAATAATTTTTAGTAGTATTTATAAACCCTTCTCGAACAGCATCATTACGCTTTTGCTCTTCAGTATATCGGTTGAAAAAATCCATCGCTTTTTGTTGCTCTTGAGTAACACCAGGACGTAATTTAATTTCCTCGTAATACTTGCTTTTTGTTTGCTCTAAAAAGTTTTTGGCTTTTGCAACTTCTTCTTTATACGCAATTTTTTTCTTACGTATATCTTTTGCCTCATCAACTTCTTCATCCCATGTAAAATCTTCCAATAAAAGATTAACATCTTCAGCGTCTAANTGAGGTTTGTTTTGTTTATAGTATTCTCTTAATAGTGTATCACTATCTACATTTGAGTAATCGGCATTTAATCTAGCATAGTCTTGTACATTACCACCTGTTTCTTCCATAAACTTTATAAGTTTATCTATTCCCTCGGGTAACTCTTGTGCTTTTGTTTCCTGTAATATTTCTTTTTGTTCCGATGTGGCAACGGTAGCTTCATCGCTTCCAGCCACTCTTGTCTCTTCAGAATTATTTTCTTCATCTTCAATAACTTCAATAGGCGACTCAGCAACTATTTCGTCATTGCTATTATCTTCTCCGGAAGATTTTTCATTTGCTTCTTGGTTGTCTTGCTTTTGAATTCCTTCGCTAGTTTTGGATTCGTCGCGTATAGAAATCTCATCTGCGCTTTGCTCCTGAACGGCATCTTTTGTTTCTTCTTTTTTAGGTTCTACAAGTGGTTTTGAAAGGTCTACTTTAATAACCTCTTCATTACCAATTAATTTTTTTGGAGTTCTTTTTTTAATTTTAAACTCTCCTTCTTGTTTTACTTCTGTTGACATAATATAATAATATAAAATTAGTTAATAAACTTTATCTTGGCTCAAATTGTTCTAAGCCAAATCCACTTAAATTATCATTACCAGCAGATTCAAAATCTTTAGGTAATAGATCATTTTTTCTTTGGTCAATTAATTCAGATTGTTGTGTACCTTGTATTCGCACACGTTTATCTTTTCTATCTTCTATTTCTTGTTCTTTTTTAGTAGTCGCAGATGCTTGTATTTCAGCAAGCTGCATATTGTAATTGAATTCTTCAGCCATTAATTGTTTCTTAATTAATGCTTCTTGTTCCATTCTTGCTATTTCAAAATCAGATTTAGCTTTTTCAATTTGTACTTTTGTTTCTGCTAGAGCTTGTTGTTTTTGAACTTCAGCTAAAGCCGCCGCCTCCGAAGCTTGAGCATTTGCTTGGGCTTGAGCCTGTATATTAGCCTGCTGCGCAGCTTGCTCTTGCTGTCTTCTTTCTTTCTTTTTTAATTTTAATAATTGATTAGCTAATTTTATATTTGAAACTTCACGAATATCAATTGCATCATCTAAATCAATCCCTCCAGCTTGTAAAGCAACTTGTATATTTTGTTCTAATTTTGCTTTTTCCTCTTCATCAGGTTCTAATTCTAAAAATATACCAAAGTCATGCATTGCTACTTTTTCCATTTCTTCAAGAGTATTAACATTAAATGTATTTATACTATTAAGTAATGCATCTTTTGTTAATGGAAATTGCAAAGCATCATTAGCACGCAAGCTTATATTTTCTGCAATTTTTATAGTAATATACATTAATGCTTTTAAAATATGTCGTGTAGCAACATTAGAATTAGCAGCAGCCATTTTTTGTAAACCAACTAAAGCGTTTTTATCTGGCATACTTCCATCAACTGCTTCATTTAAGCCGGTAACATCTCTTATCATTTGCAAATAGTATTGATAAGTTTGAATTAAAGACTGAACTTTTGAAATACCACTCGAAGATTGTAATTCTTGAATTGGAACTTTACCTCTATTTAAATCACCGTCTTGCGTTAGTGATCTTCCTACAATGCTACCAGTCTGGAAATACATATTTAATGCTTCTGCTGGATTATAATTTGTTCCGTTTCCTAAATCAACTTCTGCTAACCCATCCATGTCTAGGTAAACCCCGTCTGGAACTATTCGTGCTAATACTTGTTGAAGTTTTAAATGAGTTAATTGAATCATATCTGCAAATCCAGTAATCCTGCTTACAATTGAATCAACTTTACCTTTATACATTCTTGGTGCACAAAGTGAATAATTCATATTTACTTTTGTAATATCAGAAGAAGGACGTGTCATATTTTCTGCTAAACGCCAATCAAGTAATTTATTTAAACCTAAAACTTTTGCGCCTGTATATAATACTTCTATACTCCTTGAAACTTTGCTAAAATTATCATTTTCAGGCGGATCAAAAGTATCGTCTTTTTCTAATATTTTTTCTAATCCCTGATCAGTATTTTTTAATTTAAATACTTGGTTTGTATAAGTTTTATATTCAAAAAATAATACAGATATTAAATTATTATCATCACGACCTTTATAGTTACGCGTATAATTACTATAATTACTTGGTCCTTTATATTTTTGTATTTCTTTTAAATCTTCATCAGTAAGGTAAGGATA